TGTTCAGGATTCTCATCACTGATATGTACTTCAGCACTGTTACTAGTGCCAGCCCAACTTACTTGAATCTCTTCACGGCTAACAGTCTGTCCATTGAGCCTTGCAATGCGTGACTCAGTGTTAGGGATGAGAGTAGACAGAAGGTATTCCATCTGACGCTCCATTGCACCAGCTACACCATAGTGAAGCTGCCTAACTAGCCACAAGTCATCACATAACAGTTCAGACAGATTGATATGTTCAGTAGCTTGCACCAAGTCGATGTCATCAGATGCAACTGCGAGTTCATTTACATATTTGTTTACGATAGTCATTATACTTTCTCCTGTGTGAGATGTTGTTTGATATCTTTAAGAATCTTTGGTGTTATATACTTGTTAACTACTCGCCTTAATTCTCCTTCGCCACCTTTTGTAACTTCTGTTACATCTACAGTCATTTGTACAAGAAGGCTCAACATAAATCCAGACATAGCTACTTCTTCCGCCATTGTCTGTAGTCTATCAGTATCTTGGGCAATGTCTTTCATAAATTGTGAGTCCATTGTATTCTCCTAAGTGATAAGTGTGATTGATTTACCTTTACGATACTTAGCTATGTAGTCTTGTTGTGTTAGTTCCTTGTTCATAATGCGATGTTCTCGTGCATCACTTACTGTTTCCCACTGTTCCATCTCGGTAGGCATACGTTTCTCATAGATTAAGTTACGCGCCTTGACTTCGTTCTTTAACCAAGATGGTATGTCATCGAATCCCAACTCACCATACTCTGATAGATGCTTGTTAACTTCTTCATCTTCCATGTATGGTCTGAGCTTAATCATAGCTGTATGTACCTTCTTATATGTATGCTGAGGCTTAGTTGGTTCTGTTACAGGTGTCCATATGCAATAGAGTACATAGTCTTCACTAAGTGGTCGATGGTTAGGATACTTTAGTATCTGTTCTTGCTTAAGTGATACATATGGAAATTTTATGAATGGCATTCTCTTTCCTTTCGTAAAGACAACCAGTAGTTTTTACCACCCAAACACAACCCATTACTAGGGTTTGAACTCATATAATTCATATTCATCTGGCACTACTCGATAATAAGTTTCTCCTTTAGAGTTGACATTGTTTAATGCCTTAGCCATTACAGCTCCCTCTATTTGATTGACATTAGTAGCTGCAATAGTGTGTGAATATTCTTCTTTGTCGTAGTTACTTGTTCGTATAATCTTCATAATCTATCTCCAGTTAGGATCAGGGGTAGTTTTACTATCTATCAATCCATCCTCGATACTTCAAAGCTACCATCTTTCTGTATGATAGCCATCCATGATGATGCAAAGAATACGAGAGTTTCATCTCGCAATGTAGCTCGTGATAGCTCATACATTGGAGGATCACCAGCATATACTATAGAATATTTATCGCCTTTTTCGCCAATCAATTCAAATCCTTCAAAGTGTCGCCATCCTCCTCCATGTTGATAGTTCTCATCTATTTGTTCTGCTGCTGAACGGGGATCATGTTCAGATAAGAATGTAGGAATAAGTCCTACTACTTCCATGTCTGTAAACTGTAACATTAGTTTCTCTCCTCATCTAAGTTAACAACAACTCGACGTACTTTATCATCCTTGCCCATTGATGCTAGAAGTTTGTCTACTTGTTGACCAATGGACATAGTTCCTTGATATAAGTCCCATTGCATCTTGTTAATGACTTCAACATCGACTGAGCCAATAATCATTAGTTCACTTGAATCTTGTACTTTTTCACTTCTCTTCATCATTACCTCCGACCTATTTGTTACTAAACTGTCTAAACCAACACACAAACCACATAGAAGCATGTGGCACACACGAAAAACAGAGCAAACAGGTGTAATTTTTACCACATATACCCAACAACATCCTACTAAACACTATATATAGTATAGGGTACTACTTGTTGTGTGGTGTTGTTACACAATTACACCTATTAGTGTCTCTATATACATCAATGAGTTAGAAGGATTGTTATGAGTGATTGAGGGTAGGTTGCTATTACACACTAACACTCCTTAATTGACACTTAATGCTTACACTTGTACGTTAACACCGTGAAAGTTGACACACAGGCTAAGACAAGGCTGCAATTACCAACTTAAAAGAAACTGAGGAGCTGTTAACTCCTCAGTCTCTCTGTTAAGTATTACGATGCAGTTAGAGGCAGTAAGCCTAATGTCTCCATCTCATTTTGTTGTTTACGATGCAGTATCTCGAAGATGATATCTGCTTGTCTCTCTAATGAGTTGAAGGGTGAAGCGAGAGCAACCGTTAGGTCACTCTCACTGTAATCGCTGATGTCGTGGTTCACTTAACCACCTGAAGGTTCTCGGTGCGGTAGTTAACCGTCACTTCACCTGTTTTAGGGTCAGTGGTGCGGTATGGGAGGTTAGCGAGTTCCCAATTGTCTCCACACATCTCCTGAAGTCTGGTGTTGGCTGCTTCAGCACCCTTCTTCGTTGCGTATGTCTTGGTGCTTACTGCTGCCGATGTCTTGTTGGCAAACAGTACAACACTAACGTAACCAGCTTCACGGTTCCAAGTTGTAGTCTTCATAATGTTTAACTCCTAGTGCAAGGTTAATGTTAAGTGTTGCTGTCTTCTTACTTACTACCAACAACACACCCAACACAGCAGCAGGGGGGAGGGAGCCGAGAAGAAGTATTAACTCCCCCGCCGTTTAAAAAGAGGTAGTGATTATTAGTAGCCCTGTGGTACTAATGAGGTCAGTCATCACCCCCATTAACAAAAACAGGTGAGACGCTTGTTTAATACATGACACACATATTGTACGAGGATTTTGGGAAGGGATTGGTGCGAAGTCGGGCTACTGCGTAGCCCGTATATTAAATAATTATATGACTTGACACCTTTATATATACACGTTAAAATATCTTACCTTGACAGGGACACAGCGATACATAATATGTGACACACACATAGCCACTGACAAAACAACTTAGTAGGAGACAAGAGTTATGGCTACATACGCACCGAATGGAGTTACAGGGAATGATGATGCAGTATATTCATTTAGTTCCGGTAAATCCCCCAATCGTTATCATCTAATGCGCCTTATGCGTAAAAAGGGTCTACGAGAAGTTGGTGAAATCATTTTCACGGCTCTTGCAGAGAATACGCCTTCTGATTCCGCTAGTGTTACTATTAGTCAACTTACTGCATCTGCTGACACCACTGCTAATGTTAATGGTGGTGTTCGTACTATTGCAGCCGTTGAACAGATGGGTAGCACCCTAGATGGTGGAACAGGAGATACTCCTAATACTGCTCGTGCTGCTGCGGCTGCTGATGTAACTACTCTTAATGCAGAGTTAATTCCTTCCGGTGCTACAGCGAATCGCCAACCCGGAACGTATCCTGTTGATGCATCTGGTAATGGCGGTGGCGGGAAATTAGATTAAGTGCTTGTTCAAGGTACAGAGCCTTTAGTATTAGCTGATGGCACTAAGATTGATCCTGAAAATGGTGAGGCAATTCAGGAACCTTACTTAGTGTCTGTACCTAATACTGAGGAACTGAAAAGGGAGGTCGTAGCCGCTAGAAAACGGATTAACGACCTCCCGGTTCCTCCAGAACAAATGAACACTCTTAGTGTGATTATCTCATACTCATTGTTTGGTATTGCTGATGAAGATATCTCCAACACCTTACTTATCCCCCTCGACCAATTACAAACCATTAAAGCCTCGGATGCCTATACAGGACTCCATGCAACCTTCCTTAAGAACATTGTCGAGTCAGACTTGTCAGATGTACGAGGAATGTTCGTCCAAAAAAGTCGTACAGCCGCGAATACTATGTTTGATTTGTTAAGTAGCAACAATGAAGCTACTCGTGGTAGTGCTGCAAAGGACATCCTAGATCGTGCTGGACAACGGCCCGTTGATGTAGTAGAACATCGTCACAAGATGGAAGGTGGTCTTACTATTGAGTATGTAGAGAAGAAAGATGACATTCCCACAATTGATGTAAACTTTTAGGAGAATACAATGGCTATTATGAAGCGCAAGAAGAAAGTAGTTGAAGATACCGAGCCTAAGGCACAACAGAGTAGTCTTACGCAGCGTAACGCTCTTAAAGAGAAGAAAGGAAAGAAGTAATGGCTATTGTAGCTGATCTAAGTGGTAATGGTGGTGGACCAATGGGAGCTGGCCCCGAAAATAAACTTAGCAGTGTCAATCGTGGTGCTGCCACTGTTATTGCTAATCTAGTTCCTGAATACATTGGTGAGATTGCTCACGATGTAGCTAGTGATACTAACTATGTTAGCAAACGTGTTGATGGTGACTTGAATACTGATGCACTTACCAATGCGGATTGGGTTGCTGTTAAGTAATGTCCACTGTTCGTGACCTAAGTGGGAATGCTCGAATATGAGTTCGATAAAAATTCTGTCTACCTATTTAGAATTACAAACAAAGATGCAAGTGCTAAAGACATTCTTCTCAGACTTAATTGGTATGAAATTATTAGATAATGCCAACATTTAGTTTACAAAAGGATAGTCTACAAGATAGATTTCTAAAGTCTACTGCTAAGGTTCAACTCTTTGGTGGAGGATTTGCTAATGGCAAAACGTCTGGTGCATGTATTAAGGCTTTGCAGATGGCAAAGGATTATCCCGGCAGTAATGGTCTTATGGCTCGTAGTACATACCCTAAGTTAAATGATACACTTCGTAAGGAGTTTATCAAATGGTGTCCTGCTGATTGGATAGACAGTTTTCCTAAGAGTGCTAATGGCAGTAACACTTGTACTCTAAAGAATGGAACGACTATCAACTTTCGTTATATCGCACAACAAGGTAAGGCTGGTAACGAAGCTACAACATCTAACTTGTTGTCTGCTACTTACGATTGGATCATTGTAGATCAGATGGAAGACCCTGAGATAGTACATAAAGACTTCTTAGATTTACTTGGACGACTTAGAGGGATGACTCCTTATGACGGTACGAACCCTAATATGCCTAACACTGGTCCTCGCCAGTTCATTATTACTACTAATCCTACTCGCAATTGGGTCTATCGTAAGTTGGTAAAGCCTATGCATGAGTTGAAGCTAGGACATATTAGTGATGACTTGTTATGTGAAACAGACGAAGATGGCAAGATGCAGTTCGATGAGAACAAGTTACCTATTCCTATTATTGAATTGTTTGAAGGAAGTACCTACGAGAACAAAGATAATCTAGAACCAGACTTTATTAAAACGCTAGAGGCTTCTTATAAAGGTCAAATGCGCTCACGTTTCCTTATGGGAGAGTGGGCTAGCTATGAAGGACTAGTATACCCTGCATTCAATGAGAGTATACATGTTATGTCTCACCACGCCATAACTAACTACTATAAGCAACTACAAGTAAAGGCTTCAGGTATTACATATTTGGAAGGCTATGACTATGGGCTTGCTGTTCCTTTTTGCTATATGTTGGGGTTCGTTGATAACTTTGGTAATGTATTTCTTATGGACGGTCATTATGAGGCTGAAGTTCCCACCATTGATATGCACATTGAGCATATTCAGTCTCTTCGCTCTATGTATGATGTTGACTCTTCAAACATGATCCTTGCTGATCCTGACATCTTTAGACGTAAAGGTGCTGGCAAGAAGTTAGTTGGCAAGTCGATTAGTGATATGTTTATGGAAGATGGCATCATAGCAACAAGAGGTAACAATGACATCTCCAACGGCATCGTTAAAGTTAACCAATACTTGCTTCCACAACAGAACCACCAAAACCCTATTACAGGTGAGTACAACGCTCCATACTTATATATATCGGACAAGCTTGAGTTCTGGATCAATGAAGTCTCCGATTACTATTGGCAAAAGAATCCAATGGGTGAACAGTTAGATAAGCCTAATGATAAGAACGATCATGCAATGGATACTACTAAATACATGTTATCTAATAGACCTAACATCTCTAAGTTGATGGTAGAACATAATCCAAAGAAAGTGGGCTGGTATTCGTGGGGAGAACGAGATGTCCAAGAAGCACGAAGGAATATAAGACATGGCTAGTCCCTCACAACTCCGACAAGCTCTTATTAAATTGCTTGGTACTAGTGATGACATTCCTACAGGTGGTGGGAAGCTTCCCATACCTGAGAACCAAGTTGGTCCCGGTCCAACTCCTTTTGATTCATTAGAAGATATGGAAGCTATGGGACTGTCGCAACGTAATCAACAAAATCAATTCCAGAAGGCTCTTATAGAAGATTCAGCCGACAAGAAGATAGTTGATCCATATGATAAGTCTAGTGTCTTCGATGAAACTCCAGACCGCCCACAACAGTTAGAGCGAGAAGTTATGGAAGAGGCCACTGGTCCCCATAACCGTGTACATACTAAAAGCCGTTCTACAATGGACGAGATGGATAACTTATTTGGTGAGGAAGAAGCTAAACAGGTAGAAGCTATTAAGAAGCAATTAAATGAACAAGGCATTAAACGTAGCCGTGTGCCTACGGAGCGTGATCGTGCAGAAGTTCTTAATGTAGCTAGAGATGAAGTGAAGCTTAAAGAAGTAGATCAAATGGCTAAACGTGTCTTCGATAAGATTGAAGACTTAGAGCGCACACTTGTTATGCCAGAAGGAACTTCACAAGCTGATATAGCTAGTTCGGGCATTGCTGAATCTAATAAGAGACTTAAGAACTTTAAACGTGAAGCTGCCCAAGCAGCAGCTAGGGCTAGGAAGTCTGGAGACAATAGTGAATTAATAGCTATAGAAGATCGCCTTACTGCATCTCCTAAAAATTCTGCGCCATTTGAACGTACTGCCGAAGATTCTATGATTGGGCATAATAGTAGGCAAGGGACTACTATGACTCTGAAAAGCCCTGTAATGGAAGAACTTAACAAACGGCTCACTATTACTCCTGCAGGAAGTGGTAAGAAGGTTGAATCTACTAATGAAAGTTCATTCAATGCACAAGAGGCTCGCATCAGAGAAGGAGCGAATCCTCCCGGTGTTGAATATAAACAAGATGCAGAAAGTGTATTAAAGAATGCTCTCATTGAAATTATGAACGCAAGAGGCAAGTAATGGCTGAAGATCAAATCCCTACTGAAGTAAATGCGAACATCGACGCTGGTTTAGGTGATCAAGCTCCTAAGAAGCGTACTCGTAAGAAGAAAGAGTCTACTTATCAAGTAGTAGGTGACAGTAAAATACCTGTGTCTAAAGCTGCTGGTAAAGTATGGAAGTCTCGTGTTGGACAAGCTCAGAAGCAGACAAGTGATGTTAGAGAAGCTTGGAGTGAAGCTATTCGGTATTACGAGAATGATCAGCTAGGTCACAGAGATGGACAAGAGAATGGTTCGGGCAATCGTCGTGGGAATCAAAAGCTTAATGATAACATTACTGAAACTGAGAACGTCGTCTTTGCGAATGTTACGACAATGGTCCCGGCCCTCTACGCTAGAAACCCTGAGGCGGAATTTACATCCAATGTGGAAAGTAAAAAAAGACTGGCTACAATTACAGAGAGACTTGTCAATGTGCTTGGAGGACGTAAGGCGGCTCCGGGCATCAACCTTAAGCCTAAAGCTAAAAGGTGTGTTGTTACTTGCCTCCTTACTAATAGAGCTTGGATTAAAATTGGTTGGACAACTAAACAAGAGTCTAGTGAGCAAGCACTGGCAGATTTAGCTGCTATTGCTAAGAAACTAGAGAAGGCAAAGGATACAAAGACTATTACTGAGTTAGAAGGAAAGTTGGTAGCTCTTGAAGAGACTATTGACATCTTACAGCCTTCTGGTCCCTTTGCTATGGTTAAGTCTCCATTTGAAATTATGATTGATCCTAATGCCAAAGAGATTGACCTGTCTGATGCTCGTTGGTTGATTGAAGAAGATTATCTCTCTACTGAATACATCCTAGCTAAATATGCTAAGAAGAAAGGCACAGAATATCGTTCTATCTACCAGCCTACTCATGTTATGAAAGCTACTCTTGAAGGTGATGAGACTCACGATAAGACTGCTGATAACTTTAGCTTGTATGATAATGACAAAGACAAGGCTAAAGACTTTGGCTTCTCTGATGAGACTGCCTTTGAGAAGGCTAAGATGACTAAGGTATATAAAGTATGGGACAAGGTAACTCGTCGTGTACTTATGTTTAACTCTAAAGACTGGACTTGGCCTATTTGGGTTTGGGACGATCCTTTACAACTTGATACCTTCTTCCCGTTTTATCCTCTTACATTCTTTGAGTCTCCTAATGGTCCGTTGACTGTTGGCGAAGTTACATACTACTTAGACCAACAAGATGCTATCAATGAGATTACAGATGAGATGCGGCGTGTTCGTAGATGGGCCAGACGTAATATATTCTTTAATAAGAATGTAATCACACAAGCTGAAGTTACTGAGGTACTTAATGGTGATGATGGCACTGCTAGAGGACTTAATGTTCCTGTAGATACTAAGTTATCTGATGTTATCGGTAGTATCCCTCCTCCGTCTATTCAGTACAAAGACATGTTTAATAAGGAAGCTTCATACACTGCTATTGATCGCATCTCCTCTGTAGGTAAAGTTATGCGTGGAGATGAATTAAAGACCAATACTAACAAGGCTTCTTCACAAGGAATGCAGCAAGCATCTAATATGCGTGTAGATGAGAAAGCTGATCAGATTGAAGACTGGCTTGGTGCTATCTATTGGGGCATTGCTCAACTTTGTCTTATGCATATGCCTACAGAACAAGTAGCAGCACTTGTAGGTGAAGAAGCTAATGAAGTATGGGAAAACATGTCTGCTGATGAAATCGGTTCTACATTGTCTATGCAAGTAGTTGGTGGGTCTACGAAGAAACCTACTAGTGCTGCAAAGAAAGAAGAGGCATTAGAGTTTGGACAAGTGTTAGGACAATTTGTTAATGCAGCTCCCGGTCCGGTACTTAAGGTTATGATGCAAGTCATGGAGAAGGCATTCGATGAAGTGACTATGCGAGAAGAAGATTGGACTGAGTTACAAAAAGCTATTGAACAAACGGCAGGACAAGAACAACCTCCTGCTGAAGGACAACCAGATGGACAGAACGATGTCGGTACGGCTAGCCCCGAACAGTTAAAAGAAGTGCTAGCCAAATTACCTCCTGAATTGAAACAACAAGTACAGAGTGCTATTCAATCAGGAGTGTCTCCGCAGCAAGCATTACAAGCTGCTATGAAGCAAATGCAAACTGCTGAACAGACGCAATAAGGGGAAGACCTATGACTGGTGAAGACCAAGTATTAGTTACTACAGACGAAGCAATACTAGACAGTATCGGAGAAGGGGATGACCAATCGACTAGCAATGAAAGTGTTGGAGAAGAAAGTACGGGAACGGAGGAGAACTCTCAAGAAGAAGCATCTACAGCCAGTAGTAAACAAGGTACTACGGACAGCAATGGAGAAGACACATCAGGAAAAACGACTCATGGTCCCCAAGACCTCGTTGATGCAAACGGAAACCTTGTTGCCACTGGAGGAAAAGAAAGACGCTTCTACGAAACCGCGCAAAGAGAAAAGCAAAGAGCAGACGCTTCCCAAGCAGAAGTCACCACGCTCAAAGCCCAACTCGAAGCAATCAACAACGCAGGAACCGTTGGCACACAATACAGCCTCACTCCCGAAGAAGTCACAACAGGCGCACAAATAATTGCGTCTTATAAAGAAAATCCAGTAGAAACTATACAATATATGTTGACACAGGCCCAAGCTTCAGGGCATAATATAGATGCAATTGGTGGTGGCGGCATGGACATGAAAGCGGTCCAACAAATGCTAAACAATGCTTTGGCACCACTGGTAGGCGAACATCAAGAGAGGGCTGACACACAAGAGGCAACAGATCGCGCACAACAGATTTACAACGACTTTAGTAGTAAATATCCCGATGCTGCTCCTCACGAAAACTCTCTTGCCCGACTTCTGCAACAAGAACCTAGTTTAAGTCCAGAAGCCGCGTATTTTAAACTCCAGTCTTACTATCATCAACGTGGTTTAGATTGGACGAAATCCCTAGAGACTTTGCAAACTGAACAAGCTAATCAGAAAGAGCAAACTCCTAGCGCAAATACGCAGCAAGCGTTGCCTGATGGTGGAGTTACAGTTGCTAATGTAACTGACACATCCCAGGTAGCAGATGTAAATACATCAACCGGCGACATCATTAAAGATGCAATGAGGGACGCTGGAATGGATATTAACTAGGAGAATTAAATGTCAAGTACCCCTATTGCTACCGTACTTGAATCAACGCTAACTCGTAGCCGTAAGAAACTTATTCTTGCGTCTATTAAGTCTAACGCTCTCATGGCGTGGGCTTTTGCGAATAACCGTGTTGAGTTCGAAGACGGTGGACACGAAATTACGAACCCACTTACGTTGGGTCGTAACCCGAACATCTCTTCTTATGAATACTATGACGAACAGCCGATTGCTCAGACGAATGAGTTTGACACTGTTACTTACAATTGGGCGCGTGTTGCGGGTTCAGTTGTTATTAGTGATCAAGAAGAAGATGAGAACCAAGGTTCCGCACAAATCTTTAAGCTTATGAAAGCTAAGATTGATGTACTGGAAGAAAGTATTAAAGAGAAGTTCTCTGAATACTTGTATGCTTCTGGTGCTGGTACGGACCCGCAAGGTCTTGGATTGCTGATCCCGGACGATCCCACGACTGGTACTGTTGGTAATATCAACCGCGCTAATGAAACTCAGTGGCGTACTTCCGCTTATGACTTCAATGGCAACCTTGATAGCACGAACATTGAAGAAGCGTTTGATGATATCCTCATGGACTTGACTCTTAAAGGTGATAAGCCTGACGTTATCCTTACTGGTCGTAACTTGTACCGCCACTATCGTACTGCGGTGCGGGATAAGGTTGTTATTAACTTGTCGGAATCCAATTCCGGTAAGAAGATGATGGACCTCGGCTTCTCTGGTGTTAAGCACCAGAACATCCCCATGATGTATGACGAAGACTGTCCTGTTAATAAAGCGTTCTTTATTAATAGTAAGTACCTCCGTCTGCATATCCTTAAACATGTCAACATGAAGGTCAAAGAGCTTGTTGCTCCTTGGACGATTGATGCACATGGCCGTCGTGTTGTATGGCAAGGACAGTGGTGCATGTGGAAGTCGTTTCGTACCCATGCAGTTTTGATTAACTCTTAAGATAAGGAGAGAAGGGGATGAGTAATAATCTTAAGCCTAAGTTTGAAGTGCATAAGGAAAAAGGAAAGAGGACTAAACAGGTAGCTAAACCTAAGACTAGTAAAGATGGAAAACTTCTTGGTGGCTTTGAATACGAAGATGTAGAAGTTGATGCTGGTTGGATGGTATACTTCCCGAATGGCGCCTCTGTCCATATCTGGACTAAGGAAGAGATGGAGCGGCAAGGCTTTATGAATGATCCGGCGATGGTTAACATGGATACTGGAGATGAATCTGCTCCAATGAGCAATACCAGTTTCAAGTCGGTATCAGAACAAAAGTCGAGCCGTTCTAACTCTTCTAGAAGTTCTTCAATATAACTAAAGGACTAGACACATGTCTAAAGTTACCCAAGACTATTTCCCGCGTACCATCAACCAGTATGTTCCTAACATGGAATTTGCTGCTGATGTTGTAGGTAATGCTGTGCTGGTAAGTCTCGGCGCACCTGCGGCCTTAGATGCTGATGGCATTTGGGATGGTGTTACTGTCGGTACGACTGTCACCACGTTTGACAGTTCCGACTTTAAATCTACCTTTGATGGTAGCTCGACCTCTCTAACCACTACTTCTGGCATGATTGATGCTACCTATGGCCGTACTTTGACTGTTACTGGTGCTGCCAGTGGTGATCAAGTTGTTACGATCACTGGTCGTGACTATCTCGGTCAGGTGATGGTAGAGAACTTTACCATTAGTGGTACTACTCCTATCCAAGGTAAGAAGGCTTTCAAATTCGTTGATAGTGCTTCTGCTACTGCGGGTACTGGTGGTATTTCTATGGATGTGGGTTGGGCAGATAAGCTTGGCATCCCGTATGCTGGAACTAGCTTGCTTAGTGACACCGAAGACGGTGTTGTTGCTGCTGGTGCCTTAACTGCTGCTATTACTACTGATCCGCAAACTGCTACTACGGGCGATCCTCGTGGTACATTTGATGCGGCATCTTCTAGTAATGGTTCCATTGTAAGTGAAATTCGTTACTTGTGTAACACAAGTGATCTTCACGGTGTCGAGCATTTCAAGGGCTAGGCATAGAAGCTAGGTGAGAGAGTTTTGTCCTCCCCTTCACTCTCTCACCGACTTCTTGCTATATAAATGAGTACATTAACTCAGTTAGTAACTAGAACGGCTGATAGGCTATCTATGGTAGCTGGTACAGGCGTACAAACTTATGCGGAAGATCGAATTGCTGAAATGATTCAGCACAAGTTTGATGTTCTGTTTGAAGAAGTATTCTGGCCTCAATTTTGTACATGGTACGAATGGACATTAGATGGGACTCTTGGAGTTGTTACTACTGATCTTACAGACATTCTAAAACGGTTTGAAGATATCCAAGTTATCTATCCTGATAGTTCTAATTCAGCATTGACTAAGATATCTAATCTTACGACTAATCCATATACATTAGCTGGCACTACTCCTATTCATTATGAAGCATTAGGAGCTACCTTTAGCAACAAGACTACTAAAGTGTTCCGGGTATGGCCGTTGGCTTCTACAGGAAATGTTATCCTTCGTATTAGAACCAAGCCAGCTACATTCACAGCTACAGATGAAATTGACTTCGATGATCAAGCATTAATACTTGGTAGTGTCTTTGATTATCTAGAAGATGATGGCACCAATCCTAATGCCACTCAAAAGTTTCAGTTATTGTTTGAAGCTAGAGTGAAGCAGATGAAGAACACATTTAACAATGGGCCTATTAGTCTTGACCCTGTAACAAGTATTCCTACATCATTTAGCTTTACGGAGTTACCATAATGGCTAGTCCAGATCAGATACGCAAAGCTTTAATGGCTCTAATGGGAGCTAAAAAGGGAAGCCAATCAGCAAACGAAGCGGCTAGTGCTGCCCTTCCAAGAACAGTTAATAATCAGCCAACTTTTAAGGCAAAAGAAGTTGCGGATGATCGTCTTGCTATGCATAGACAACAAGCAGAAGATGTACAAGGTGTTGATCCTTTAGCAGAAACTGCTACTCAGAACTTAGCAGGACAACGTGCAGCTCCCGATAACTTTGAAGACTTCGTAGGAGGCCGGGAACCTGCGTTTGTTAGAGATGGTACTCACCGTGATCCTGCAAGACTTCCCGGTAGGTTTAGCGATCAAGCCCCCAATTTAGGGCCAGAAGTTCCCGGTTCTAATGAAGCTGTCACATTGTTTGAGACTGTAATGCAAGGCAATCCCGGTCCTGAAACAGAACAGATGTTACGGAGATTAGCTGAAATTAATCCAGACTTACATGATATAGCACAGAAAAACTTATTCGGAAGTAATATTCCCGGTGCGGATGATATACCCTTCTAATGGTTGATACATTCCTATTCCCACAAGGACCAACAGGACGTTCGAGCCAAGTACAACGCTCTAACTACCTGCTTGATGCTACCATTAGAGACTTTAGTGGTGGATGGAATGTTGTTGACAACGATTTAAACCTTGATACCAAGTTCTCTAAGATACTAGAGAATATGCAACGAGGCATTGATGGCAGTAATGCTATTCGTCCCGGTACTAGGTTGTTTGCTGATACAGAAGACCATTTAGATGAGATTGTTAACTGTGAATATTACAATAACTATGTAGTAGCTGTTGGTGAAAATGGAAAGATTGTACGGATAGATGGCGCAGGAACCGTTACCCTCATTTGGGATGATAACTTTGCTAGTTCTTTGTCTGGTTCTCCTGACGGTTGGAGTGCCACATCTTTTGTCTCATTTGCACAGTTTAACGGTGAATTAATACTTTGTAATGGAGTGAATAAGCCTCTTATCATTGACTCCTCAATGACTGTATCTTATTTACAAGACTTAGCGGATTTGACGAATGCCAATACCCCTATTGCTCGTTTTGTTGTTGCCCATGGTCGGTATCTCGTTATGGCTGGCTCACTTACTGCTGGAGAGGAAAGTATCTTATACATCTCTGCCACTGATGTTAGTGGTACTTGGGTGGGTGATAGCGCACCTAATGATGCTGTTAATGTAGACTTAGGTTCTCGTGTTCCTAGCGGCAGTGCTGCTATCAAAGGGTTAAGTCGTTTCCGTAATAAATTGATGGTATACTTTGAAGATGCCTTATTGCCGGGAACACTTGGAGGCTTCACAGAAAGTGTCCATATTCCAATATTTGATGATGCCATTGAAAATGTCGGCACTTTATCTCATAGAGTTATCCAGAACATTGGCGAGGACATGTTTGTTGCTGATACATCTGGAATAACTAATGTAAAACGTGCATTGTTCACTGGTAACATCCAAAGTGAACGTGCTTCACAGCTTATTGCCCCTGCATATTTAGATGCAGTAGGAAAGATTGGAACGATAGCTGCATTAGAAGATCGTGTATGGTCGTTATGGGATAGTCAGTCTAATAACTATATGGTGTTTTTTCCTGATACAGATGTAGCAGCGAATATTACAGAGACACGTTGCTTTGTATATAAGAAGAACTCAAAACTTAAAATTGAATCATGGCAAGATTGGCGTAATTGGAATTTCCGTAGTGGTTGCCGCTCTGCTTTGAAACGTATCTTCTTAACAGAAGGTACGCAAGTCTTTATCTTAGGTGAAGACCATCAAAGTGGTGATAGAATATTTAAAGACTACGAAAATGACCAAGAGATGTGGGACGATAATACTCCTTGGGATGATTATACTGGTTGGACTCCTGTAGCCGATGATGCAGATAGTGGCATTCCTATTAAGTTTGAATGGGAGTTGCCGTGGTCTGACAACAATGAACGCTTTCTTACTAAAGCTTCTCGTTACATAAACTTTGATACAGAAGGTGACAATCGTTTCACTTGTCAAATGTTTACAGATAACAACTTTGTTGATCGTAATGACTTAGGAGAAGATTGGCAAGAAGATGAACTCAAGTGGGATGATGGATTAGGTTGGGATGTAGATGCATATGATCCAGCACTTGAGATGGTATTTGAGGGAGGAGATGCTCCCGGCTTTGGTAATGATGAATTTGGAGAAGACTTTGGTGGTGGCAGACCGACTAGACTAGAAAAGCTAATTGCTTGGACAGCTAGGTATAAGATAGAGAAGTTTCGCATCTTAGGAGATGCTACTAAAGAACTTAAGTTTATATCAATTACCCTTGCTTATTTAAAAGGTTCACCTAGGAGATAGTAATGACTAGTGCTGTTGATTCATCCCTTCCTGCAACTAATGTAAAGACTAGTAAGGCTGACTTTCGTGCTCAATTCTTAGTTATTAAGAATGAGATTACTGCCTTACAACAACGTACTGGCTTTGCTGGTGCAAAAGCATTCTATGGTTTTGTAGATGATGCAGAACTTAATAATGCGATAATCGGTGTTCATAATGCCTTGACACCTAACTTAGCAAAAGACATAGCCTTTGGCCGTGTCTCATTAACTTAAGGAGAATACGATGACTGACCAGATTGGTGTCCTTGGTGAAGCTACGACGACGACTGTTGCAACCACTACTGTTTATACTGTTCCTAGTGGTAAAGCTGCAAAAGTTCAAATTCAGGTTAAAGTTGAAGCACATGCAGCAAATTCCACAGGTGACTTCTTAGTACAGGTTAATGGTGTGACGATCTTTTCTCACCTTAATCTCCCTGCTACTGAAATTATGTGGTCTAACTCGACTACAGCTTTGCATGATCCATCTACTTCTGTAGACCCTGATGGCTCAACTGCTGTACTTACTTGCGCTCCTGGACCTGCTATCTATTACCTCTCTGCTGCTGACACCGTTACTTATACAGTTGGTACAGATGCTCTTGTAGCTTGTAGTGTGCAAGTTGTTGGAACGGAAATTGACGTTTAGGAAGTTTTATGGCTGCTAGCAATACAACCACAAACTATGGCTTCAATCTAACTGACTTTGATGCTATACCATGGCATACTGAAGAACATAATAACTGGCACATACTTGATGCTGTTCTAGCACGATTCGTCGCTGTTAGTAGTGTTAAAGGTGCTTGGGAAAATGCTCTTGCAGTTGTAGTTGGTGATAGATATATTGATGTTGATGAAGACCAACTCTATGAGGTCTTAGTAGCTCATACTACTCCTAGTACGGGATTGTTTTCTGCTAGCAGAACTGCTAACGCTACTTACTGGCAATCTATTTCAGTAGATGTTACTGCTAAAGGTGCTTATGCTCAAAACACTACATACAACCCCAATGACTTTGTTATTGATGGGGTGCGATATGGTGTTGGGCAAACATCATTTACATCTGATAATGATGCTGCTACTACTGCATTGTCATATGATGCAGATGTAGCTGCTGGTAACATTGTCACTCTTATAGATGGTGATGATATACTTGACTTACAGTTTACTGCTAATGGCATGTTAGCTAGGACTGCTGCGGGGTCATATACAAGTAGAACCTTGTTAGGTGGTACAGGCATTGACATGACTAATGGTGATGGCATTAGTGATGCGCCTAGCATAGCTATTGACAGTACAGTAGTCACCCTTACAGGCAGTCAGACTTTGACTAGTAAGACATTAACTGCTCCAACAATCAATGGAGTTATAGGTGGTACTACTACTAGCCAGACTATCACTACACTAACAGCTACAGATGTTAACTCTACTAACTTAGATGGCATCTTAGGTGCTGACACTGCAAGGGCAATTAGCGGCACTACTGGCTCATTTAGTGGCATTGTTACTGGCGCAGCTCCTTCTAGTGGTGGTGATTTAACTAATAAGACATACGTTGATGGCCTTATTGCTGGTCTTGGCAAACGTGGGACAGTTACATTTACTGATACAGGTAGCAATGTAATTATTGCTAATGAGCTAGAGAATGGAGACTCCTTTGATGGTGACACACTAGCAACTGGTGATACTATATTACTTCGTAATCAAACTAACACCTATGAAAATGGTGTTTATGATGTTCCTGCTAGTGGTGCAGCGACTCGTAATGAGTTCTTTGATACTTACGATGAACATCCCGGTTCCCTTATTCATGTACAAAAAGGGAGTGCTGGTGCTGACTTATTGTATCATTGTACTTCTAATGTAGGTGGAACACTTGATACTACGGCTATTACATGGGTTAATATTGTTCCCGGTAGTGGCGGCACAGTCACAAATGTAGCTACCAGTGGCCTTGCGACAGGCGGGGCAATCACTACTACAGGGACGGTTGATGTTGCCGCTGCTATTGGAACAGAGGTTATTACTGGCACCGAAACTACTAAGGCTATGACTCCTGACGCTTATGGCGATGCTACACAAAAGGGCGGGGATATAGCGTCGGCCTCGCCGCTTGTTATCGGCACTGATGGGCGGTATTTCGATGTAACCGGCACCACAAGTTTTGCCGCCATGACTGTCGCAGCCAACCGTTTATTTTTCCTGCAATTTGATGATGCGTTAACTATTACGCATGGCGCATCGTTAAAACTCCCCGGTGGGGCCAACTTAACAACGGCGGCGGGTGACGTTTGGACTTGTTATTCGACGTTGGCTAACACGGTGATTGTTACCAATGTTGCCACGGCGGCTGCTGCTGCTGGAGGAACTTGGGTTCTTATTTCAACGTCAGTTGCCTCAACTTCTGCGACCCTTGATGTTACTGGCTTGGATAGCACCTACGACACCTACTATGTGATCGGCTCTGACCTTGTTCCCGTTACTGATGATGTTGAAGCGTGGATTAGGCTTGGAGATAGCGGCGGTATTGACAGCGCGGCAAGTGATTACAATGCCGGGACAGTAACTAAAAAGAATGACACTGGGGCTATTTACTATGAGAATGACACTGCTGCATCTGCCTTAATAATCAGCACCGAGCAAACCGAAAGCATTGGTAACGCGGCGGGTGAGGGTATCTCCTTTGTAGCAAAAATCCTGACACCCGGAGACAGCACACAAAAAACCAAAATGAGTTGGGAAGGTCATATCACTACGAATAACGGGGCTAGCACTCCAATATTTGGGGCTGGCCAACGAGCCTCGGTTATTACTTGTGACCGAGTGCAATTCTTATTCCAAAGTGGAAATATTTCGACAGGGCGATTAAGTGTTTGGGGAGTATCTCATGCCTAGATTTCATAATGTAAACGGCGTTGACGTTCAATTTACAGCAGCAGAAGAAATTCAACGTGACGCAGAAGAAGCTAACTACCCCATTAAGCAGTTTGCTAAATACAAGGTAGCAAAGTTTGACGCTGCGGAACGCGAGTATATTGGGCGGTCATTGGTTGCTGCCGAAGGTGTGACTACTGGGGCAGGGCGTGTCTTTG